CCCGCGGGTGACCATTCGGTCGATACGACTTTCATGTCCCGTTTCAATAACCCACAACTGACGGGTGTCCAAGTCCTGGTCGATGGTGCGACAGGTCAGGGAACGAACCAAATCTCGGGTGGTCCCGATCCCTCGGGGAACCAGTCGACTATGACCTCACCTAATAAATACTGGACCCTCAACGGAACCCTCACATCGAACCTTTCGGTCGAAGCCAATACCTTCTTGGAAGGTGACCAACCCCATGCGGTCTCTGTGTGGTTCAATTCCTCGAACTTGGAGGCGAACGTCTCGAATACGTGTGTCTTCTCGGTTTCTGACCAAGAGAAGTTGGATTCCGTGAACTTGGATCTCCAATCGAACACGTGGCACAACCTGACCTACGCGTACCAAGGTGAAGGTGGCTCCCGAGTAACCTACCTGGATGGACGTAAGGTGGCCGAAGACCAAGCCGAAGATACCTTCGGGGACTACCCACCCTTCGCGATGACGGGGTACTCACAGGGTGGATATGTGGTGAGTTCGAGTGCCGAGCATAGTTCTGGGGTCTATCCACCGTGGAAGCTATTTGATACAATTCTCACCGGGGACGCCGTTTCTTTTGAAACTTCTGGGGGCCGTTATGACACAACAGGTGCTCCTTATGAACACACGGCGGGTGTTTCAACGACAGTGAGTGGTACACCTTACACTGGCGATTGGGTACAGGTAGAATTTCCTTTTAAAATTAAAGTCGACCGAATAGATTTATTGCCTCAAGATACATATGGTCTTGAGAGAATGCCCCAAACCGCGATTATAGCTGGTTCAGATGACAATACTAATTGGGCTTTACTTAAATCTATAACTACAGATGTTCACGCACTTACAGTGTTCACTAATTATACGGTTAGTGCTACAAGAGCATATAAATACATACGATTTATATGGAATACACTCACAACTGCAGTAAATAATGCCGATTACCGAGGAAGAATTGCGGGTCAAGAAATGCGTTTCTACGGCCACCGCGAGAACGACCTGATCCGCCTTCCCGATCCCACGAATGTCTTGAAGTATCCGCACATTGCGTTTCCTAATTATGATGGCACTGCCAGCGGTCCCAATGTGGCTCCATCTGTAAGAGGGTATGTTGCTACAACGGATGAGGCAAATCCAGACTTTCCTATAGGTAAAGTTTTTGATGAGAGGTATCAAACTAGTGGTGGTGATGCGGCACAGAGATGGCAAACAACTGGATCAAATTACCCCACCAATGGTGGACTCGCTACGTCCACTAATCTTACTCTAACAACACTTGGAAATGGTACAACGTACAGAGGAAATTACATCCAACTTGAATCACCTCATAAACTAAATATCACGAAATATCAAATCTATTCGGGTGCGGCAGTGTCGACACATCGTCCAACTATTGTAGTATTAGTAGGGAGTAACACTGGTAACACAAATGATTGGGTTGATCTAGGTTCAGGTGATACCACATTACCAGCGTATTCTGGATCTGATCCGGATTACTCTACAACCGCTACCATATCGAATACAGGGTTTTATAAATATCACAGGTTAATCATACGAGCCCTCCATAGTACCCCCGACCCAGTGGTTTTCCAGGTCAAATACTTCGGCACAGGCGTCGACTCCATTCCCATCCAGATCGGTGGTGGGAACATCGATAAGGTGGCCAACTTTAGGGTCTACGACAAGTTTATTGACCAAAACCAAGCCCTCGAGATTTGGGACGCCCAAAAGGACGAGTTTGGACGGGCCAAGTCCTCGATGACTTTACAGAAAGGTCGGCTCGGGATAGGCACGGACGAACCTCAAGGAAGGTTGGCGGTCTTGGATGAACCCCACAACTTGGAAGAGTTCCCTCCGAGGGCTATGACTGGGTACAAGACCCATTTTGAGGGTCATGGGGTGTTTAAGGCGAGTGTGAGTGAATATTCGGGTGCAGCTGTTCACGACGGGTGGAATGCATTTGCACACGGAGCAGCCGAATTCTGGTTAATGGGTGACAATGCTGGATACAACTTAGGTTCGGGTGAATATGAAGATAACGAATTTCGGTTATCCTCAGAAACTTCTATGGGTCAGTGGATAAAATTAGAAATGCCATATTTAACAAATGTAACTAAGTTTATTTTACAACCGCGAGGACCGGGAATTGAATACCAAGCTCCTAAATCCGGTGAATTATGGGGGAGTAAAGATAATTATACGTGGACTAAACTTCATACGTTTACGGATATTCAATATTATCAAGGTCATACAACATTTAATTTTGAAAATTCAGGGTTCTATAAATACTATGGATTAGTAGTCACTAAGGTTGTTGGTGGTTCATCTATTGATTATATAAGTATAGTAGATCTCCGCTATTTCGGCACCCGTGAGCAGGGTCAATCCGTCCTCCACGATGGCCAACTGACCCTCACGAAATCGTTAACTGTTCCCCGAATTGGGCCGGCTCTCGACGCGGACGATACACCCCGTCGGGACCGACTCGTGGTGGAATACAATACCTCGACGAACCCCACGTTCGAGGGGGGTGTCAGGGACACGAGTGGGAGGGGGAATGATGGGGTGTTCTACGGTGGGGCGTCGTATGATGCTACGGAGAAGGCGTTGGTGTTTGATGGGACGGATGATTATGTTTTTACTGGTAATCTCCAAAATTCTGGTGGTGATATAGATTTCACGATTTCGATGTGGATAAAACCAAATGCGGTTACCTCAAGCGCCCAGTCTCCATTTCTACTTGGTAAAGAGGTAACAAACAAAGCGGTTGGATTGAATTTTATCAGTACCGATGTAGATTTCTTTGTTGTCGGAGGTGTTGCTTATACACTGGCACCTACAAGTGGTATATTTGATACTGGGTCATGGAAGCATTTTATATTATATCGTAGAGGTGGTTTAATGGGAGTTTATGTAAATGGTGTATATATAACACCAAGCGTGACAGGTTCTGGTTCCTTAGACTTACCCCAAACCACTCAATTTACATTGGGAAATAGAGATGGCACCAATTATTTTAACGGCTCCATCTCCAACTTCAAACTCTACGACACGACCCTCACCGCCGAAGAGGTCAAGACCCTCTACGATATGGGTCGCACGGGGAGTGTGGCGAACCCCCAACCCCTTCATATCGACACACCCGTATACATCAACGGCCCTTTATACGCCCCAGGAAGTATACTTAATATTTCACAATTTGTAGATGATGTAGATAGAGAGGTAGTTAGTAGCCAAACTCAGGTAACCGGATACACTACACCCCCCATTCATATGAAAGCTGGTAGTAAAGTGAAACTGGATTTTATTATACCGTGGCGACACGACGGAGCAAACTTGCCTTCCGGTGATTGGCGGGGTGGGTATCATTGGATTTATTTTAGGTTAAACAAGACTGTAGCAGGTGTGGCAGCCAATACATTTGTGTTATTACTTTCGTCTGGATATCACATGGGGGCGGGTGCTTCTTTTATAATGACTTATTCGAATAGTTGCTATTTACCTCTATCCGTACCCGAAGATTATACGATAGAGTTTCAACATAGGTTTGCCCCTTATAAGAATACTAGTACACCTTTTCGTATAAATCAGAGTCATAACATCAACGGGTCGGCGGACGCTAATCTACTAAAACTCGGATTTCCTAAAAATAACATGGGATGGTCAAAATATATCATAACGGAAATTTCAAAATAAAAAGTATTGTCTATCAGTAATGGATATAACGGTGACTATTCAATATGGTTACCCAGATTCTGGGTTTTCGATCACGGGAAATGATTACGATCAATTGATTTGGTATGACACTGAAACACCCAAGCCAACCCTCGAAGAAATAACTGAAAAATGGAATGAATATGTAGCGGCCCAACCCCTAAAGGAACTCCGCCAAGAACGCGACGTTCTCCTCACTAAAACGGATAAGTACGCCCTCCCTGATTGGCCCCACGCATCTCTCGCGAAACAAACGGAGTGGATTGAGTACCGCCAGGCTCTCCGCGACCTTCCCAATGCGAC